GGAAAAACCAGACTTCGTCTGATTATAATAAATAGGCCAGCCTAGCTGGTCTAAATATTAAATTCAGCTAGTTTTGTAAGCCCTGGCACGGCTGTGAGGAGAGTGTCTTCAAACTCTTGTTCCACACTGTAAAATGGTATATTGTCATCAACACGCTTACACCATTCCACATTTGAAACTATCAATTGTCGAAGAGTTTGTTGATCTCCATCTACACCGAACAATTCTTTAAATTGTTCAAAAACATTTTGAGGATAAACAGCCAACTCTCTAGTTGCCTGTCTTAAAACTTGTTCCTCCCAAGTAGGATCATCTGAATCAGTAAATGCTAACATTTTACCAATAGATTTAAAATCCAATTTACCTAATAATAGGTTGAGTTCCGGATCCCATGTTGGAACTCTTTTAAGAAATGTGATTTCAGTCACTTTCTTAAATTGAATAATTGACTCTGATTTTCTTCCAGGTGTAATACCAATACATATAAAATCAGCAAAATCTTGTATTGCAGCGTGTGAATAAATCCACCGCATTGCTCTGATAACATATTTCAAATTGTCATCACCATAGTTAATCAAAGCAACACATTTGAAAAAATCCCATTCTTTTCTACCTAAATAAACAAAATCACCATCACTTGGTTTTGTTCCATTTTTGGATAGATGATAACAATAATAAAATTGCAAGATCTCAAGAATTAATTCACAAATACAATTAATCCAAGCTGTTCCAAAAACACCACTTGGTAAAGTTTTGTCAAATAGGAATACATCATTACCAATAATTAAAACAAATTGTTGCAAACTTTGTAAAATAAGTCTAATCCTATTACGCTCTTTGGGGTTAGTTTTAAAGTAAGGAGTAACTAAAACTAATCGCCAAAGAACATATATAGCATAAACTAAAACTAACAATCTTTTGTCATACTTTGCATAATCTGTATCCATCCAACCTGACTCATTTAGAAATCTATCAAAATCATCTTTATCAATCTTACCTTCTAAAGAT